GAGTATTTATGAAAGGTGATTTTGGTGTTGAGTTAGGATTTTTTAATTATTTTCTAATTAAAGTTGATGGTCATGTATTAAGAATAGGTAATAATGAATACGTTCATCAACTTGAAAATCTATACTTTGCACTGACTGGAGAGGAACTAACATACAAATGTTAATAACTTTATTTGTCATATATGCAAAACTTTATTAACTTTGACGAAAATAATCAATTTATGGAAAAGCAATTAATCAGCTCATCTGAGAAAATCAGACAGGCAAACGAAGAGGCAACACTGTCCTTCCACCAGAAGCTCCACAGAGCTAAGTTAGCAATCGGTAAGGTTACCAAGAATGCTACAAGTCATCATTCTAAGTATGCCAACTTGAATGCAATCATTGAGGCCGTTGAGCCTATTCTACTTGAGAACGGTTTACTACTGTTGCAACCTATCCAAGGCAATAGTGTGTGCACTCAGATTATAGACATTGACTCAGGTGCAAAGGTTGAGTCTTGTATGGAACTGCCAGCAGGCATGAACCCACAGCAGCAAGGTAGTGCCATCACTTACTACAGACGTTACACCTTGCAATCTACTCTATCATTACAGGCAGTAGATGACGATGGTGAGGCAGCAAGTAAGCCAGCACCAACCAAGTCAACACCTACCAAGCACCCAATACAAGATGAGAGACTGCAAGCAGCACTTGATTTTATTGCATCTGGTGGTGACTACTCAATAGAGAGATTAAAAAATGAGTTCTCACTTACTAAAGAACAGGAGGCTAAGCTATGAAATGGAGACCATCACAGTTAGGTAAGCTAATGACCAACCCTCGTAGTAAGTCAGAGATGCTATCTGAGACTACTAAGTCAGAAATAAGGAGAATTGCTAAACAGGACTTCTATGGCTACAGCTCAGATATTAAGACTAAACCAATGATCAAGGGTACTGATTGGGAGCAAGATGGCATTGACTTACTTAATGAGGTTAGGTTTACTAAAAAGTACACTAAGAATAATGAACGAGTATCTAATGAGTACATGACTGGCTGCTGTGACATCATAACAGATGACCTTATCATTGACATCAAGTCTTCCTGGTCATTAGAGACCTTCCCTGCAACACCATCAGAAGGTGAGAACTCAGATTATGAGTGGCAAGGTAGAGCTTATATGTGGCTGTATGATAGACCATCCTTTGAACTAATCTACACCATGTATGATACACATTCTGATTTATTAACTCCATGGGATAACCTATCCATCCATAGAGTTGACCACATTGACCCAGCGAAGCGTATCACAGTAGTGAGGTATGAGAGAGACCAGGCACTTGAGGAGCAGATTAAGGAACGGTTGATCCACTGCTCAGAGTATTATTCACAGTATATTAATGTTTTAAACAATAAGTAATGAAAGTATCTAAAGATATCTATAAAAAAGATGAGATGACTTGGCAAATATTTAGAGATTTTTTGCTTGATGTTACAGATAGTAATGGTGTTGTAGATAAAGCAGTTGGAGAAACAGCTAAGAAGCATAAATTATATAGATGGGCAACAGTTAGTCTTATTGTAAAAAGAGGAGATAAGATATTTAATGGTGAATCAGAGGTTCATAAAATTACAAGGGCTAAAAATTACTTTCACAAATACATTACTTATGATTATCCAAAACATAGAGGATTTAAGTCTATTAAACAAACAACAATACCATTTGATAGAGAGCGAGAGATGACATTACCTAAGATAGGATGTAAGCTGACACCACCACCACACATTATCAAGGATGCAATGAAAGGCACAGTCACTGTTGTTCCTCAAGGTAAAGAAAAAGAATTTATTGAAAGCACTCAGGTTGCACAGCCCCAGCAACGTAGAGAGCTAAAAATAGGATGGGGCTTATTAACAATTAAATTTTAACAAATGGAAGTAAGAACACAAATAGTCACTCAATTAGTGGCTGCAATGATTAGCAACAATGCTATACACATGACTAATACCGAGATGGTAATAATGGCACGTGACATAGCAGATGAGATAATTGAAACAACAACCGAGGAGATACCATTCCCTGAAACAGTAGTATAATGTCAGAACTAACAATGAAAGGAGCTATCAAGCTCATCAACCCAATCAAGGTGATTAGTGACAAGTTCTCAGTGAGAGAGTTTGTAATCACAACAGCAGACAAGTATCCTCAAGAGGTAATCTTCCAGACAGTCAATGACAAGATGGATATCATAGCACCATATGGCCAAGGTCAACAGGTCACAGTATCATTCAATGTGAGAGGTAGAGAGTACAACGGTAAGTACTACAACACCCTTGATGCATGGAAGGTGCAAGGTGAGGCCACAGTACAACCAATAGAGGAGACAGATGACCTCCCGTTCTAAGACCGTTTATCTCAAAGTAGGTCAAACACTAACCGACTGGATGAGAAGTGAGCTTAAAGACAAGCTAAACAGCAGAAACAGGGCTGTACACATGGCAGAGGATATCGGAGTGGTGAACGCAACACTGCACCGCTTCCTTCAAGGTGGTGAGGCACGAGGTAAGTTCTATGATAAGGTGTTTAATTACTTGATGAAATGAACTACTTAGTACAAATAATGATCTACATTGAAGGGCAGTATTACACCCCTCAAGAGATACTTGATAATACAATACCATCACATGAGCAAGATACATAAGGTAGGGGACAAAGTTCAATACAATAAGAAAGAGATAGTAGAGATTCTACAGATACAAGGTAAGTACTGTTTAATACTATTCTCAAGTGGCACTAAGATATGTACAACGCTAAGTACGTTTGACAACTGAGGCTCGGCAGCCAACAGGGGAGTGTAACAGCTCCCCTTTGTCATATACAAAACTTTAACTATATTTACACCATGATAATCAATTACATCACTCCCTTAGTAGTCTCCTGGTGGTTCACTCACTTCGAGCCTATTCAGGACTACATCGACAACACGCTGATACTACCAGACTGGCTGCACACTGCACTTGGTTGCTGGAAGTGTCTCTCGTTCTGGTCAACATTGGCATACTCACAATCATTCACTGTGGCCTGTGCCACATCACTCACAGCAGTATGCTTGAACAAACTGATATACAACTCATAGAGACCATCCTTAACCTACCAGAGGAGCAGACAATGACAAAGAGCTCACTGGTCAAGCTCAGAGCAGTCAAGCAACAAGTGACAGGTATACGTGATAAGGAGTGCTTTTGCTCTGGAGTACGTAGAAAGGTGTGGTATAAAGACTTCTTGACCTGGTATGAAGCTAATACTTGACCAATATATCAGCCGTAACTATGAAGAGGTGCTCAAATATACTAAGCACTTCCTCAAGCGACTCAATATACCAAGCTCAATAGATGCAGATGCAGTCATCAACAACGCTTATCTGCACTGTGTGAAGGTCAACATACCAGATATGACTCAAGATAAGGCTAAGAGCTACCTACTCAACACGATCAAGTACGAGCTAATATGGACTCAAGGCTCCAGGACTAAGAAAGATGACATCTACAGATCACAAGAGTACCTAACAGATTGCATTGATGACCCAACAGAGATAGAGCACAAGATAAGACTTGAGAATGACCACAACTTCAAGAAGGCAATGGTTGAGATATACAGGAACAACTTGGACGATAGGATAAAAAGGATTATATTTGAAGCATACTATGACAAAGGTCACTCAACTCAGACTGCACTGGCTCAGTACTTTGACATCAACAGTACATCAGCTTACTTTCTGATACGAGAAATAAAACAAAATATAAAAGAGATACAATATAGGTATGAAGAGTGTTGACATCATAGGACTAATCACTTACATCCTCGCTTGGGGTGTGGTGCTCGCACTATTCAATGAGAATATGTACCTGCTGTATAAATTTGCAGGTGCAACATTAGCTGCTTATCTAATATTCATAATAATACAACAAAATGAACTACAAAATTAAAGACGAATTTATTGGCAAGACTATCAAAGTCTACAATAAGCACACAGGAACAAAGGCAGTATCTATTGCCAGCCTTGATATGAGTAAAGTAGAGTATTATATCACAACAGGACTTAAGCATATCTTTGAGGAAGTAGTCACTACGACTGCACCTGAGGTAGTTGTGATAGAGTATAAGGCTGTAGACCCACCAATACCAGAGAACGCTCCTAAGCCTAAGAAGAAACGCAAACCTAAAGGTGATGCCCAAGCCTAAATACATAGAG